CGTTTTGAAACTCAACCTGTTATGCCGTCTTGAAGGATCTGGAAATTCGCGCTTTGAACTGAATCCAGAGCTGTTCTTCGGGGTGAAAATCTGAGTCGGATCAGCTTCTCGATGTTCTGCACGACGCTGAACTTGCCGTCGCGCATTGCAAACTCTGCGCGCCCGGTCTTCGCTACGTTATTCAGCACGGACTTCAGAGCAGCCGCTTCGTTGTTATAATTTGACGCCTCCCATCCGTCCGCGATGCAGCGCAGACGCCAAGCGTCCAAGTCCTCTAGTCTGATCCTGCTGTTGCTAACACGGGCGCGGTTAAACGGACCCTGCAACACCCATCGGTAAAGCTCTGCCGGGTTGCTGCTGGTCTTGAGTGTTTCACCAAACCAGTCGCGCCAATCGCTGTCCCAATCGTCGGGTATTACAGATTCAGCAATGACATTGACAGAATCAAGATTGCCGCTAACCTGATCGGTGGCCTTGATTTTTATAGCAAGGATAACGGGCCTGTAGTCTCCCGATGGGCTGCCGATCAGCTCATTAAAACGAGTTGTGGTAAGCGGCGCGTTGCGTTGCGTAAACTCCAAATTAACCGTGTCCGCCCACGGCCTATCACCAACACCAACACCTTCCTCGGGCTTTCAAGTTGCGCGCCCGGATTGTTACGGTGGTACTCTGTTGGCGGGTTGCCATGAAGGGATGGGTCAAACGCAATTGACCGTGTGAAAAATTTATTGCTACTTGACCAAGCGGTAACGCTGGCCACGCTGTAGCCTTCGGGTGCGTCCAACACCACATAGCCGTTGCCATCGTCAAACGCTATATAGCTTAATGGCACGGCCTCCGCATAAGAGAAAAGGTTTGCCCCACCATCCCCCCAGTTCCGACTTGTCGATCCAGTCCGATACAGTACGCCGCCTTCTTTGTACAGCCGATATGGAACTGCGCCTTTATTTGCAGCCGTTTTGTTAAAATACGAGGCAGGCGTAAACCAGTCACCAGATTGGCCCTGATACTGCAGCTGTATTGCCCCGCCGCCATTTTGTCTATACCCGTCGCTGTGCAACCAGTTCAGACCAAGAGGGTACGAAAATGTGACGTTTGTTACACCGCGACCCACTGGCACAAAACTGGACAGCCATCCGCTGCCCTCTCTCGGCAACTCGTCTTGCACATTATTCTGAGTTACGTCTCTGGACCATATATCACGCAACGTTTCGGTGTCTGAGTTGTTATACCAGTCTACCGTCGCAACCTCTACTTCCCCAAAGCTGCTTATAGGGACTTCGCCAATGCGTACGTCAGTGACGTTCATTGGGCCGTAGCCGACGCAAAGCAACATCCGGTAATATTGATCTTTGCCCCGGTACTCATAATAAGGATTGGCCGCATAAGCTGGCACAATCTTGCGCTTCCCAAGGATGTAGGGGATTGGCTCGTAGGCTTTATTCTGGTTGCTGTCGCCTTTTACACGCTTGCGCTTTTCGTTATCAGAAATCTCGGGCTCATCAGGGGCGAAAAGGAAATATGGCGCAACTAGGAGGCCAGTGGCGGCGATTGATAGACCCACGATGAGCCACAGACTGGTGGCAAATGCTGGCACTTGGCACAGCGTCAGAAGATCCCCGCTAACCACTTCCCGGCCCCAATCTTCAACCGGGTTGCCATTAACAAACGCCCGCGTGTGGTCTATTGCGAGCCCCGTGTAGTCTCCATATATTGATTCAACGGTGCGCCCAGCCTGAACCGGCTCCTGAATGGGCGAAAGGAATGGAGCTTTTGAAACAACGATATTAGCGGTCATTTGCTGGCCTGTAGTTATAGAATCCAAGAATTCGCCCCTTCCATTTGATCGTGGTCACGTCATCAACTGACGGCCCTACACCTGAGCGCGTGTGTATCATCTGCCGGTTATCAAGCATGAATCCGACGTGTATCGGGTTGCCTGCTACTGACAGCAGAGCAAAGCATCCGCGCTCTGGACTCGTTACACGCTCAAAATGCTGTTGGTCGTCAAGTTGATCCGCTATGAAGTCCGCCGCGTCAGTGTCTCCACCGGGCTCATAATAAACATCGTCATAGCCCGGAACCTCGACGCCCATCAACTTACTATAACATATCTGCACCATTCCCCAGCAGTCAGCGCCCTCCATTGAGCGACCCCCCGGAAGGTATGGAATGGCGAGAAGGTCACGAATCATTGTCTTCCCATAGAGCCGGAAACGTTTGGGGCGTGAACCGCTCACCTGGTAGCTGCACATCCAGAATCGGCTCGACCTCCAGATCAACACTGACGCCTGATCCGCTGATGCTGAATGAGGTTGACTCAAACTGAGCCGGGCCAAACTCTGCGACGTTGGGAGCGGATGCGGCAATCACCCATAGGTTAATGATGATCCTGTCGTCTGCCAGCCTGAGCCGCCTGACGATGGCTATATCCGCTGCGTCAAAGTCGATGGTGGCCCTTGGAGTGCCCTCTGCCGTTTCTTCTGGAAGGGATAGATCAAAGCGCCCCGGCTGGTAGGTTTGGGTGCTGCCCGACACATTGCTGTCGATTGATTCCGTGTTGTTTGCGTAATAGTAAATCGTGCCATCAATATTGACTTCGATCAGCACAATAGACGGATCGCCAGATGACCGGCTGTAAATGTTCTTCAAAAACGAATCGCTATAAGGCATTAGGGTTGCTTCTCCAGAGAGATAGACAGACGCCACATATCGCCGCCCAGCGGCTTTAGGTCATAGGGCTCTGCGAACTGGTAAACAGACGTCCCGCCGTAAAGGAAGTCCGGTTTGTCAAACTCCAACCCGCCGTTGTCCAGATCATCCCGGAAAAACGCGATGAACGTATCGGCCTGGGTGCGGTTGATAACATAGGACTCAGACACGTCATGGACAGCCGCCGTGAAGCGGGTTCTCTGCTTCGTCAGGCCTCCCATTGCGCTTCTGATAACCGTACTCTGTGGGATGTCTGAGAAGCTATCCATGTTCGGGGATTGTGGCAAAGATCCAGGCCAGGTAGCCATTAGACGCGCCTCCCTTTAGATTTCAGATCAAACTTTGAGCCAAGCTGTCTATCGAACTCACCTTGCATCACCTGCCTCCGTACTGTGTCGCGTATCGTAACCTGCATCTGGCGTTGTCCTTCAGGGCCTGTTGTTTCTTGTGTCTGGACATCGTGGCCGGTTGATGTTGTGGTCTGGTCATTGATGACAACGCTCATGCCACCCCCGCCAACGCTAGACGGCGTAACAACCCCTGAGCCGCCCATGGTGACGACCTCCGGGCCATTCTCGCCTACCATGTACGAGTTTCCGCCTGTGACTGAACCGCCCATTGCGCGGGCTCCTTGGTATTCTGTCCCCTGTATCTGCGCAACCTGCACCGCTCCCAGTGCCCCGACCGTTGCGGCCAATGCAAAGTTAAATGGCGGCGGCGCTGATGCAAGCGCATTTGATACTGCAAGCGCTGTAGAAACTACGGCCTGAGCTGTTGCCATGGCCTTCCATGTTGAAAACTGCTTTTCTCCACCTTTTTTCGGCAATGTCGGCCATGTTCCCAAAAAATCTGGCCAACAGTGCTTAATGCGGTTTGTTGGTAATCGGTAAAAAGTTTAAGGCCTTGCATTTGTGGCTCAATTGTAGCGTCTGAGCCTTCTTGTGAGATTTGAATCATTCTTTCCTGGTGCTGCCTAAACGATTCCTCTCTAAGCGCTTCTTTCTCGCCCATGCTGATGTTGAAAGAATCAATCATGTCTAGCTGGTCAGCGTAGCGGGTGAACTCGGCTTGGCCAGGGTTAAGCTGTGCTCTTATTGACTCAAGCGCGGATGCCCGTTCTGCTTCGGCATCCAGCGCCCCGCGTATACCCTTTTCAAGCGCTACATATTCAGCGGCTTCAGCTGCGGTATAGCCCTTGCTTTCAAGCTGTAGCTCTCTCTTTGTTTCTCTGATTGCCACTTCTGCTTTAGTCGCCGATACGCCCGCTTCAATCAGTGCATTATGCGCGCGTAGAAATGTCAGCTCTAGCTGTATGGCTGTAGAGGCGGCAGCGGTTGATCCGGTTAAACCATCGGTTGATCCTGTTAAATCATCAATCTTGCCGCTTGTTTTCTCTACCTCTTCCCAGAACTCCTTTTGATCTTTCGTGATCGCTTTGATTGAGCTTTTAGCATTGTCAATTGAAAGTTCCGCATTTTTAATGTCTTCGCGGAATCCTTTAGCTACACTGCTAGTGTCGTAGAATGCTTTTTCAGCATCTCCCATGCCACTGGTAAAGGATTCAATTCGTTTTCCAATTGATACTATTGAATCTTCGGCTTCAGCAATCGCGGTCTTCTGTTCCTGAATGCTTTGCTGGAACTGGGCGTTGATAAACTCTCTTTGCGCCTGAGTAGCCTCCCCAAGCTCAGCCACAAGGCCCTTGGTGTCTTCTGTTAGCTCGGTTATTCCTTCGCCAGTTCCGAACAAAGCATCCCGAAAGTAATAAAGTGAGCCTGCGGCAGTCAATACAATACCAACAGGCCCGCCAAGTAGCGCCATGGCAGCGCTTGCGCCTTTGGTGGCCGCCCCCATCGCCAACATACCAGCGGCAGCAGCAGTGGAAGCACCTCCCATCCGACCCAAAGCTAATTGAACCCGAACAGACTGAACCGCATTGAATGCCAAAGCACCGCCACTGACGGCCAGTGCCGAGGTCAGTCTACCAGCAACCACTATTGCCAAGGCCGCTGCAACGTCTGTGGCCACATCAACGGTTTCCGAAAGGTCCGATACAGCTTGATCAACGCCACCGGCGTCCTCTGTAAGGTCTAAAAACTGTTTGCCCAGTGCGCTCACTAATGGCGACACTTCCGCCGCAAGCTGGTCAGACAGTGCATCGAATACTGATCCAACAGCATCAATCTGTTTTGCTGCATCCGTGATGTTTTGCGCGTCAACTTCAGACAGAGCAATACCAAGCGCTTCGGCCTGCTCAGCCGTGAGGGCCATAGCTGCGCCGTTGTCTATCATAAGCGGAAGCAGTCTTGAGGCGTCGGACGCCATAGCTTCCATGAAAAAGATCATCTCACTTTGAGATAAGTTTGCTTTTTCTAGGCTGCTTACATATAGCTGGAGGGCGTCTGGCCCTGATAACTTCCTGAACTGCTCTGCGGTTACGCCAACTTTGGGGGCTATTTGCTCAAAGAAGTCGGCCATCTCACCGCCGCCGGTAGTGAGAAAGTCACCTACGCGGTCTGACATATCTTTGAGAATGTCGGAAAGCTGTCCGGCTTCGACGCCAACTGACTTGGCACCAAAGGCCATCTTTTGAAATTCTTGAACAGAAGAGTTGGCAACGCGTGCCAGTCCGACAATTTCCTTTGCCGCTTTGATCGAACTCACGGCCATTGCACCAAGTGCAGTACCGGCAGCCGCCGAAGCGGCCGCAAAGACTACCAAAGACTTGCCAAGCTCGGTTACAGTTCTGCCAGTGCTGCCAGCCTGTTTGCCGAAACGATCTAGATCTTTCCGCCCGCGCCGGATGTCGCTTGTGTCGGCTCTTACCGATAACGAATAAACATCAGCCACGATTAACACCCCCACCGGCTTGCTTGAATAGTCTCTGGAACTGTGAGCTTGATCGTTCCCGCATTTCGTCTAATGTCCTCACGTCATAAGGAGGCTCTGCGTTAGAGTCTTTGCTTCTATGTAATTGTACCACATAACTCTCAG